TTTCCACCGTCGCGAAGAACATCAAGACCGCGACCCTTCCCGGAAGGATGTCTGCGGTTCTTGCCGGACAGGAGGCTGGTAAGGAGGAGGTCGATTCCATCGCCGATTCGTTAGTCAAGCAACTCTAACAACAACAATCCAACTATGGCGAAACTGGACCTGTCTGCCAACAACAAGAAGCAGATCATCTTCCCGAAGGATGGGATCATCATCCAGAAGTTCATCGCTGGCATCAAGGGCGGTCGCACCCTCGTGGTGGAGGGCTACCCTGTCACCGTGATCTTCTCCTGTACGCCCGTCATCACCGACGGTGCGGGAACCTACAAGCCGATGCCCCTGGTTGCGAAAGGCACCACCGATGCCGACGGCAACCCGGAGTACGAACTCGGCACCCTTCCCCAGGGCTACGCCTATGCGGGCATCCTGTACAAGTCTATCCTTGCCAGCAAGCCCGCGGCGAGCATCATGACCATCGGTCAGGTCAACGAGGCGGCTCTCTACTACCCCATCACGAGTATCAAGAGCGCGTTCCTCACGGCCTGCCCCCACATCGAGTTCATCAAAGACGAGGAGGCCTAATAAATGGAAAAATCCATCTACTTTGAGTATGCGGAGAAGTTCTTCCCGCAGCTCGTCCTTTCCGTGGTGGAGAAGCTCAACGACTCTTCCCGCCCGCTGACCTATCTGTACCGCGACCTCCTGACCCGGCGGTTCTCTGCCGACGGCAAGTGGGCCTCCATCCTTGCGCACTACACGCAGGTGGCTGCCGACGTGGTCGCCCTCGATTCCGAGCTCCCGCTGAAGGCTCGTGACACCGTGGAACACATCAACGGCGAGATCCCCAAGCTGGGCCTCAAGCGCTACCTGACCGAGAAGGACATCAAGGACATCAACAACATGATCAACCAGGGTCAGCCGGTCAACCGCGTCGTCCAGCGCATCTTCCAGGACCTTCCGTGGGCCATCCAGGCCGTGTACGAGCGCATTGAGGACATCTTCCTCTCCGAGCTCTCCACCGGCGTGGGCCTCTCCACCCGTTCCAACGGCACCGGCGTCCGCATCGACGTGGGCTACAAGACCGAGAATCAGTTCGCTGCGAAGGTCGCCGCCTGGGCCACCAACCCCACCACCGCGACCCCGGTCGAGGACATCCAGCAGGTCTTTGACAAGGCCGAGGAAGATGGCAACACCATCACCGACGTGCACCTGGACGACTTCGCCCTCCGTGCCCTCTACAAGTGCGACGAGATCAAGCAGAAGTACGCGTTCATCGCGGACTTCGTCGGCGCCACCATTCCCGCCCTGAACTACGAGAAGCTCGCCTCCGTGTTCAACGACGAGTGGAGCGTGGAAATCCACCGCGTGCGCCGCAAGATTCGCACGGAACTGAACGGCGTCCGCGCTTCCCACTCCCCGTGGGCCGAAGGCCGCCTCGTGTTCGTGTGCGACGCCCGTGTCGGCGACCTCGTCTGGACCGACTGCGTGGAGATGAGTCGCCCCGTCCCCGGCGTGGTTTACCAGACCGCCGACGAGTTCATCCTCGCCTCCCGCTACTCCAAGAACGACCCGTTCCGCGAGATCACGTCCTCCCAGGCGATGGTGGTCCCGATCCTCAACAACGTGGACCGCATCTACACTCTTGACCCGAAAACCGTCTCCGCGTAATGAAGGTCAAGGTCTTGCTCCCCTTCCGTGACAAGGACTGTTTCACCCGGCTCTACACCCCGGGTGAAACCCTTGATTTCGAGGAGGAGAGAGCGAATCACATCGTGGAACTCGGCCTGGCCGAGCCGGCGGAGGAACCCCAGGAGGCGCCCAAGCCCGATGAGGCTCCGAAGAAGAAACCGAGAAAGAAGAAAGCCGAATGACCGTCCGGGAGTACATAGCCTCGCTCCTTCCGGGTCTGACGATACCTGACGCGTTCCTTGCGGACATGGGTGTCGACCCGGACCTTGACTATGACAACTCCATGTTCATGACCGTGGGGCAGGGCCTCTGCTCCGTGCTGGGTGGAATCATCCTTGCCCCGCGTGTCCGGTCGGTCAACGAGAACGGCTTCTCTATGAGCTGGGACAACGACCTTCTGGGGAAATACTACCTGTGGCTCTGCAAGAGGTACGGGATCACCCCCGACCCGGATGTCGTGGCTCTGCTTGGGGTCAACGCCGTGATTGACATCACCGACACCTGGTGATCTATTCCCCTCATACCCTCTACGTCCAGAGAAAGACCGAGACGAGGGACGCCTACAACAGGGTGTCCGGGGTCGAGGAGGAATGGGTGCTTGTGGGACCCTGCCGGTGCGACGACAACGCCGACAGGATCGTCTCCACGGAGAACTCGCTGGAGTATGTGCCCAAATACCACATCGTCTGCCCCCGGACCACGATGGTGCGGAACGGCGACAGGGTGAGGGTGCTGAATGCCGACGGGTCCTTGAGGGGAGAGGGAAAGGCCGACCGGGTGAGGGTGCTTAACTACCTCGACTATGCCGACTTCTATGCCTGATTTTGATGCCGCCGTCTCAGCATTCCTCAATGAGGGAATGGACGAGGTGAAAGCAAGAATGAAGGCGGCCGGGGAGCAGGCGGTCGAGTACAACAAGGAACAGGGAAACTACCGGAACAGGACCGGGAACCTCCGGGCGTCCAACTACTATGAGGTGGGCGAGGAGGGTCTGGTGGTAGGGAACAAGGCCGAATACGCAAGCGACGTAGAGGCACGAGGATAT